TTCAAGCATAATGCCCAGATAAACAACGCCGATTGCCGGAGGGGTTGTACCGGTCACAGTAATGCGCCACCTGTCGCTTGTTTCCGTATCGAATAGCAGCATAATCGGCCCGGTGCTGGTTGGTGTGATTTCGTCAATCTCAACCCAGTTGCTACTGTCGTGATAATCAAGGGTAATCGTGCAGCCGTCCTCAAATAGCGTATGCGCGGCTATGCCCAGATAATTGGCGTTTGCAGATGAGCCAAGGTTAAACTCAATTGTCGCCGGGAGCGTTGTCGGTATCCAGTTATCCCATGTCGTGCCTTTTAAAACTGCATCGCCTTCATGCCCGCTTAATGCTGTGCTTGTATCAACATCGGCAAAGCGCAAAACGTTCTCATACCCAAGGCGGGGATGATTAAGACCGAGAGCCGGTGTATATCCATCTTGAACATATAGCATTATCTTAACCTCACGCTTCTGATTACGGCTCCGTCTGCGATCTCATCATTAATGGCGCTTATCAATTCTCTCACCTGCTCACCTGAGAATAGCTGACCGGCTCCAATGCCGCTAATTCCAATATCAAGGAAGTTTGTGCTTGGGGCCTCGGTGACTTGCGTAGCACTACCAACGCCTGCCCCTACGCTGCTCACGCCACCGCCAAGGCTTGCGCTCTTTATAGCCCCGACCTGCACAGCCGTAGCCGCTGCGGCAACCCCTGCAGCGGCAGCGCCCATAGGAGGGCCGCCAATCTTTGCCCCCCATTTATATGCGCCTAATATGGCCTCCCTCTGGTTTAATAATGCGCTTGCCACAGCGGCGACCTTTGCAATACCAAACTGCTCTTCCGATCCTGCCTGCAAAAGTGTCGAAAGGTTTCCGGCGAAGTTTGCGGCTCCCTGAAGCCTTGCTTTATGCGATCTTTGCTCAAGCTGTTCAAGGCGTTTTGCTGTATCTTTTGCCAGCTTTTCCTTTAATTCTCCATATTCCTGCTCGCCCAAAACACCACTTTCATGAAAAAGTGCAAGTTGTTCGAGGCGACGCTCATAGCTTGCGTTAATGCTTTCCTCTTCGGTACGCAAAAACTCCCTTAATTGCTCAAGCTGTATCTCGTATTGCTCTGCACGCTTTTTAGCCAGAGGGTCGCCGTCGTCTCCGCCATCGCCAACATTAGGGACAGCAGGAAAAGCAATCGCTGCGGCCTCTGCCATATCCTGATTGCGCCGCCTTATTTCTTCGATTTTCTCCGATACGGTTTCGTAGTTTTCAAGGTCTTTGACCAGATCCATAAGGGCGTCCTGTGCGCCCTCTTTCATAAACTGGGCATCCTCGGCAATGACTTTAAAGATTGTGCGCGGCTCACGCTCTCCGGGAAGTATGCGGCTCCAGAACTTTGCCGAAGCCTCAGCAAATGAATTGAGCTTGTTTGAAGAATTTATAACAAAGTCGGATACGCCAATAGTAAGCTCGATAAATAAAGCCTCAAGGCCTATGGCGGCCTTTCTTACGACCTCAATAGCCGCCCCGGCAATATCAATGGCTGTTGCAACGGCATTCCCAAAACTCCGGGCATTAATGCCAGAGCTTATAAAAGCCTCTCCCATGGCTGTAATCAGTGGCGCAAACTGCAGGGCAATCTGGTCTTTTACGCCGCTTATTACTTTTCCAACCATTTGTAGCTGGTCTCCGGCAATGCGGAGCTTTTCTACTTCTATAGCGTCCAGTATTGCGCCAGTTTTTTCTGCCTCAGCTCCGAAGTTCTGAAACTCTGCAGCGTTGTCTTTAAGCAGGGGAATAAGCCGGCTTGCGTCCGAAGCCATAGCCTCCATGTAGAATATCTGCTTTTCATAGCTTAAATTGGCCTTCTCCATGCTTTGCTGGAGCTTTAGCAAGACCTCAGGGCCGCTCAGGTTTCTAAACTCATTGGCAGTAACGCCGATCTTTGGTGCTACCTGTTCAAAGAAATCAAGCAACGGGCCGCCGCCTGTCGCAAGGAAATCCCCTACGCGCTCGCGTGCGTCTTTGTAGATGTCTGCTAGTTTTTCCTGCTCAAAGCCTACAGTCTTGGCTGCAAAAGCCTGTCTTTGAAAAGCTTCAACGGTTACCCCGGATAATTGCGAGAGGGTCTTTAATTCGCGTGCGGCGGTGGCGCTTGTGGCAACCATAGCCGTAATGGCAGCCCCGGCAGCTCCGGCAGCTATGGTTATTTTACTCAGACCTTTTGTGATGTCTATTGCAGAAGTAGAAAAGCTTTGCAAACCTTTTGATGCAGAATTAAGGCCTTTTGTAAGACCTTCAATATTCGCGCCTATAATAACGTCAAGTCTTCCAAGTGTGCTCTTTGGCATTTTTCAGTTTCTCCACCAAGCGGTTAAAGGTTTTCTCCGGCATACCTGCGATCATGGGAGGAGGGTCTTTAACATCGCGTATCGCAAAGAACTCGCCGAGGCTCATATTCCAGAAATCGCCAGGGGAAATGCCCCATACACAAACGGCAGTTTTAAACTGCTCCCTCCAGTCTATTCTTTCGACAAAGGCTTTTTTTTACTGCCGTCGCTCTCACCGTCCGTAATATCTGCGGACGGGTCTACGGGAAAGCATGCCTCAAAAATCTCGCCTGCCTTCTGTCCGTAAAACTCGCTTGCGGAAATCTCCTTATCGCCCTCTTTGAAAGGCCCGCCTAAAAGCATTTCTTCTCCAACCTGCTCATAGGTGCAATCACACCCGGCAAGAGACAACGCACTGTAGATAATCCATGCAACGTCGCTTAGCCTTGGCGTTCCAAGCTTTGCCTGCTGCTCGAATATTACAAGATTTAAACGCTGTTCTACGCGGTTTATAAAAAGGAAAGTCCCTTTAAAGATATAGTTTTTATCTTTAAAAGGAATATCCACCTCGCCGAAAACTTTAGTCATTATTATGGGCTCCCATCATCATAAGTAATTTCCCCTGAGCTGAGTAAGTCGCAGGTAAATCCTACAAATCCGTTATGCTCGCCGTTATGGGCCAGATTGCTCATAAAGAATGTGCCAGTTTCGCTGCTCCCGTCAGGGTGCGTGATAACCACATTTTCAAGAGTAGTACCATTCCAGCGCTCTAGCAAGTCTTCGTAATTGGTCGCATCTGTGACGCCGCTTATGCTAATGTCAATATTTCTTACGCCGGGCTCTGCCAGTATAGACCTCCATCCATCATCGTCATCTGTAGTAACGTCTACCGCCTCACGCCCGCGCGTAATGTCACGCGTTTGTACAGCCGAAATCGTTGCCCCATCGACCGCAATGGTCATGTCTCTTCCGTTATAACCTGTTGTCATGTGCTTTCCTCCAAAGGTTGCCGGTTAATACGATAGTTTGAAGTAAAGACGTGGCGATTATTATCGTCGCGCCCTATGGACAAAATATCTGTGGTTGCCCATATCCCTATATAGCGAGTGTCGTCGCTCGCGCCTAAATCCCGTGTCGTCGGCAATATCAGAAGGTCTACAATTTCTCTCATCTTCTGATAGCCGGTCGCGTGGTCTGTGTTTCTCACCCTTACCTGAATAGTAGGCTCGTAAAGCTCAATGTCCTGCAATGGCGGCTCTGCCCCTTGCGTATCGTAAATCGTAACGCAGTTATCCGGGCTGTCAGGCTCTTCATTAACGTAGACAGTTGTATCCACGCCCTGGTCTTCCAGATATTCCGCTATGTCATGCGCCGGGCTTCTCATTTGACCTCCGCGTGTGACTTGACAATATCAAAAATCTTGCGCTGGTTTTCCAGCAAGGCGTTTTCCAGAAACTTGGGTTCGCCCTTATCCCAGTATGTGCCACCGCCTGCAGATTTTGGCCGTGGCTTGCCTTTTAGCTTTTGCTCTAAATTCTCATGCACAAAAACCGCATAGGCCGCGCTAAACCCTATTTCCACTGCAGGGGGGTTTTTCTGCAGGCCTCTATGGTATCCGCTGGCACGCAAGTTACCTGTAACAAGCGGCGTTTTCTTCTTGGCTGCACCTTCCAGAAATGCTCCACCAGCCAAAAGCCCGGAATACGTGCGTTGACGAAGGCCGTTTATTTCCTTATTCAGGTTTTTTATTACAGTATCTAAGCCTTTTACTTTAGCCATTATAAAAATACCTTGTTTAAAACTTCACTGTCCCTCAAATTCGGGCTTGCCGCTTTGCCCCTTATCTCCCGGCTCCCTGCAGGAGGTGTTAAAGCGGTGCTCGTGCCTTCATATAAATAGCCGCCAAGTGTAAGCTCCTGGCTGGTATAAACCACAGCCTCGCTTGTTACCTCGCGGCCTTCTTTGTCAATGAATAATGTATTCTTGTTTTCCCATCGGCACGTAATAGCAACCGGGCTTGCAAACGTGGTCTGGTTAAACCTGTCCTTGCTGGCAGGTGCGTAGTAAGTTGCATCTTGTTTCATGCTTCTTGTGCGTGCGCTCATAAAACATCCATCCTCGCCCTGCGTTTTCCTGCGCTTGCCAATATGCCGGTCGGGTCTAAGGCCAGAGCTTGCTGTCCCCACTGGGTAAACTTCAAGCCCTCTCCTAACGTCCCTAGTGCAAACGCGTCCTGCGCATCCCCAAGTTTTTCCTGAGAACGCGCAGGGTCACGAATTGCGACGAAATGCGCTGCAAGCCAAAGCTCGATTTGCGTCAATAAACTTTCACTTAAGCTTTGATCGCTCAGGTGTTGGTCTACCAATGCATTGGCGCTATCAATAAAAGGGATTACCTGCGCAGCGGTTAGCTCCGTATCGATAATCCCCTTTACCTGATTTCCGTCTACCCTAGCCGCCATTTTGCTCCCTCAAGTATTTTTTGACATCCGTCTTCGTTACTTTCCCATCCGCGCTGGCGGGGGTAACGCTCGTAATGTCTATGCAATGTTCCTGAGCAAACTTAACAGCAGCCGGACTGGCCCCGGTTGCTTTACGAGGCTCAGGGGCAGGCGGTTTCTCGCCCTCCCCTTCATCCTCTTTAACGCGCTTTGGCTGTGTCACAAACTTTTGCTTTTTGCCGGGGCTTACACCACGGATAAGCTCAAGCCTGTTGTAACCATAACGCTCAGCTTGCCGGTCTGTCATTTCTACTTCGTCTCCGTTCGTAAAGCGTTCGAATTCACCGTTCTCCCGGTTTCTCCGGCTATACGTTCCTTTTAGTATTTTGTAGATGTTTGACATTTTAGTATCTCCTCATATTAGGCAGTTTCGGCCGCAGTACGTAAGTGAACAATACCGCAATTATCATCATAGTCGTGCTTCAGACGTGGAACCCAGCAAGCGAAAGTCTTGAAGTGCTCCTGCCAGCCACCATGTGACGGCCACTGGATTGTGGAAACGTCGTTTGCCATGGCCAAATCGACAACGTCCCTTGTCATTTGAACAAGAATAACGTTATCGCCTGTCAGACGGTCTACCACTTTAACATCCGTGATCCCGCTCAGTTGCAGAATACGCTGGCGAATGGTAATGCCCGGATATTGTGAGGAATAGTCATCGTCAAGCTTGGTCTCGTAAGTGCCTGGGACATACAAGGTGTAAGGCCCGTAGTAGTGAGCATTACGTGCCGCCTGCAGACATTCGCGCACTTCATCAAGAATGGTGTAGTGGTTTGCGAGTGTTACATCCGGCCAGCTTGTCGTCATTTCGACCTCGTTACGCTCTGGGAAATTAGTGTATCCGTAGATCGTAGCGGCTCCGACTGTCAGACCCTGCTCTGCAAAAAGCATGTCTTCGGACATTTCAGCAACCTTACGGCCAGCGATTGCGGCTGCGGTTACGTCAATGCTCTCTCCGACCATGCGGCTTGCTTCAAGGCGCCGAATGTTAATGCGGAAATCCTTGTGAATGATCGGCACAGGGACGGAGCGCAGGTTATACGCAGGCGTATCTTCGCTGCCTTCCGTAATCCCGGACATGCTCATATTAGCAGCGTCCATGTCGCTTTCTTCTTCCCACTGGGAAATGGTAATACCAATGCTTCCCAGATTGTGAACAAGACCTTTTCCGATCAGGTCAGCAATACCCACAAGACGATTAACGGCTGCTTTTACGGCGGTGGTGTCAATGTCTTTCCACTCGTCGTAACGAAGCAACGCGCCGTCGTTTGTGCGCACTGGCTTTCCGGTTTTTGAGTTGATGAGATAGGACTGCCCGGTCTCATCTCTGTATGGCCGGTAAGCATTAATATCAAGGCGCCCATTGCTTGAAAGCATGCCGCTTTGAGTAAAAAACTTACCTGCGTCTGTCATTTGTGCAATATCCATTATAGCACCTCCACTTTAATGCGTGCGTGAGCTGACCCACCACTGTTATTAACACTTTCCAGGGCCCGCGCCACGCGAACACCGGCGTTATAAGCACGCAAACTTCCGTCTGCAGAGCTTTCAAGATAACCGCCTTGAGTGATGTTTTCGGATGCGTCAATAAACGCATAGACTTCATCGCCGGGTCGGCAGTAATAGAACAGCACGTTTTCGCCGTCATCATCGTAGAGATCGTCAATACCGTTTCCGATAACTTCATTCTCACGGGCGAAAAGTGGCTGAGCATATCCGCCTGCAGATGCGTGCGGAGCTACTTCTCCGGCGCTTGTGCGGTCAAGCAACATGCCGGGTTTAATATCTACTCCAGCGTCCAGCGGTGCCTCTTTGGCAATCGGCTGGCCTTTAAGTAGAATGGTTTTTGGTGCACTTGCGCTAGTCATGGTTTACGCCTCCTCTTTCGCTTTGTTGCGGGCCTCAATGAGCCCTACTACACCTTGAGGTGCCATAGCCTTGGCCATGTCTTCCTCACTGTTAGACCTGACACCGCTCATTCCGCGTCCGCTGTAATCAGGGGCAGGGCGGGTGGAAATATCCGCCATGGTTTTCAGAGCATTTGTGTCAAACGCTTTCAGCTCTTCCGCTTTCATGCCTTCATTTTCGGCAAGAATTTTCTGGATATAGCCTTGACGCTGTTCCTTGATCATGTTTCGGGCAAAGGTCAACGCTTCACGATCTTCCTTGGACAATGCAGCGGCTGAGTTTTTCTTCGGCTCTCCGCATTTATTGCCTTTTGGCTCTTCTTCGTCTTCGTTAGTTTTTTCTTCGTCCTCATTGGTCATGGTCTCGTCTTCCTCGTCCTCGTTGTCCTCTGGCTTCATTTCTTCGGCCATTTTCTTGAGAGCAGCGTCGGACATGCCCATAAGGGCTTTTTTGTCGCATTCAGTGAATTGGTCTTTAGAATTACCAATCAACGTATCGACAAGTTTTGCCTTTTCTTTCTCGTCCATGTTTTCCTCCAAACGGTTAAGGTTTAAATTTAAGGCTTTTGCAATCGCGTTGATTGCTTTTAGCGCTTGTGTTTTAAAGGCGTTCGCCCTCACACCGCATCCGTCCGCCCAGTTACAAGCGCCCTCTTCGTCTGGTAGTAGTGCCAGGTGGTCGGGTTTTAAATCGCGGTGAATTTCAAAGTATTCTTTTCCTCGGCTTGAGCCTTTGGTGTTTTCCTCTACGCAGAAATATCCGGTGCTCACGTCAAGCTGTGCATTTTGGTCTTTCAGGGTATCCAGCAATCCTTGTTGCCTTAATGCCTTGCAGCGGGCGACCTCAATCCATGCCTCGGATTTAAGCTTCCCGTCTTCCACATGCGTATTGAATAGCTGGCCCACAGCCCACTCTTTTAGAATATCCGGGCTGTTTGCGCTGACGTCCTCTCCGTTTACTTTCGGGTGGCCGATCGTGACCGGCCGACCGTTCCATGCTTCCGGGCTAAACTCTTCCTCCGGCACAAGCGCCTCATTCATAACAACGCCGTCAATAGCCATAACGACCGGCACAACGATAAAGTCCTTGCCGTCCATTTGCTCATTGCGGATATGCTGCGCAGAAACGTTTACACTGACTTTGTGCATACTTCCTGCTTTGCTATCGCGATTGTTTTTTAAAGCCATGATTTCCCCATAAAAAAAGACCGGCGCATTTCCTGCGTCGGCCTGGTTAATTCCAATACCAAAAATTAGCAATCGTGGGTATGATGATGTTTTTTATTTCATTTGTCAAGCACGGCCGGTTTTTGGAGGGACTTCGCTATTCTCTGTTTTGACCTGCACAATGCGCCCCGCCTCCATGCGCACGGTAACAGAGCCATAGCTTTTATGGTTCATTTCCCGGTTAATAATGCTGGCTGCCCAGGCGAGTTGTTCCTGCTGGCTTAGATCACTCAAACTCATAAACGTACCTTTGTTGGGTTTTTGATAATGGGTGCCCACGAACATCGACAATTGTGTACTATCAGGTTTTCTGCTATATAAAATTCAGATGCAGTTTGGAGATTATACACATGACCGGCGAAAGAACGAACCTGAACACTACTGACGTTATCAAAAGATACCTTAATGGAATGTCTATCAAGGCTCTCGCAGATGCTCACGGGATTAGTAGAGGTCCTATTTATAAAATTCTCAATGACAATGGGGTCGAACTTAGAACGCGATCCCAAGCCGAAAAGCTTAAATGGGATAACATGTCCCAGCCTCAGAGAGACAGACAATATGCCGCTGCGCATGAAGCAACGAAGGGAAGAAAGGTTCCTATTCATGAGCTCCGTAAAAGAGCTAAAACAATCGAAAAAGAATGTATTAGGACAAGCCTTCTTGAAGACACCGCTTTTCGGGAACTGAGTAATCATTTCACTGTTAAGAGGCAAACGGCTGTCGGCCCCTATAATTGCGATTCCACCATCGGAGCCGTCGCCGTGGAAGTCTTCGGAGGTCATTTTCACTGGTATGGGAACCACCTTGCCAGAACTGAAAAGCGTTTCCGTTACATTATGGATCAGGGTTTTGATATAGTTGTTATCACCGATGCGTGGAATGCCGGGAATGGTATCCACCCCATGACATTTGATAAGGCAATCGAATTTATTAATTTCCTGCGCAGAAACAAATCCTCTTTGCGTCAATACAGGGTGATTGGGGGTCAGGGTGAGACGCTCGCCTCCGGCTGTATTGATGACGACAATATCTCCATTATACCACCGTTTACTCGCGGAAGAGACGTCAAAGGCCGATACTGTCGTGTCCCCCGTTACGCAGCCGGGATGAAACGGGATTAAACCCCTAGCCTTCTCCAGCGGGTATGGGTTACGCCGCTCTGCAGATTTACAGACAGGACATACACGGCTATCGCCTGCGGTTAAAATCTCGGCCTCAAGGTCTACTTCCTCCGCCCCGGCCTCGGTATAGGCGTTTAATGTTGCCTCAGCGTGTGCGCGTATCACCTCCGTGCGTGCAAGCATGCGTGCGCGGGTGATGCCTATTTTGTCAATGCGGTTGTTTATTTGCCGTGCCAGCTCCAAAGGCCCGCGACCCTCTGCCAGCCCTTGCGCCAATATGTGGCTTATCTGGGCGTCCATGGTTTGGGTTATGCCTTTGAGGTCGCTATATGTCCTTGTGTATATGAGCCCTACGCTATCGGCATGTATGGGGCGGAAAAAAGCATTGTCTATAAACCCCTGGCTTACCTGAACGCCCTGGCTGCGCATCTTTTGGGCAGAGCTGGCAAGACCGCGTTTGTATGAGCTGTCGATATAGACCCTTGTCCATGCCTGCTCCCCTGCCTGCGTTAAACTTAAGCCCTCTGATACGCCTAGAATATGCATGCGCTCCATAGCCGCCAGCCAGTCCATGAATGCGGAGACCTTATCCGAGCTGCGCGGGAAGTCAAAAGAGCGGTTGGCGATAATGTTATTTCTAAGCCCAAATCCGTCATTTCTTGCAACGGTTTCAATCACAGCGCTTTTGATTGCCCGGAAGCGCTTATACATTTGCGCCTCAAAAGACCGCCTCAGCGTGAGCGTCTGGGTGGGGTCTACGCTATGGGTTTGTATATCGTGGGAATGTCCGCATGTGCATTTATGCATATTCCTTGAAGTCTTCGCCTTCGTCGCTGTCTTCATCATCGGGCTGCGTTTCCTTTTCTATAAATTCCTCTTCCTCCGGCAATAAATCAAGCTCTTCAATGTCTATTTCCATGTCAGGGTCTAGCCCCATATCTGCGCGAAACTCTGGAATAGTGTAAACCTGATCTGCGCCCGGCGTCTGAAGGTACAAGGCTGTAGCCTGGGATTTCTTCATAACCACGTCGGCTTTCTTGTCCTCGCTCATTGTAGAGCCCGGCTCCCAATAAACGCTCCACTCCGTATCGGGCATGGGAAGGTTGCCGGTAAATATCAGCTTTTCAATGAACGG